ATGAATTTAGCAAAGGTCACAAAGAATACAGTGTGATGGAGGTGTTAGACAAACTAGGCTACGTACAAAAACTTTGCACTAGGGCGGCTCAACTAGGCTCACAGCGTGACAAGCAAATAGTTAATCCGCTTCTCGCATACATAGAAGAAAAATTTAGATTATTAAATTCAGAAATTGGCATTGCGCGCCTAGAAGGCGTCGACTATGTGAAATACATGGGCGCAGGGACGTTTCAGCTTGTAAAAATCACAACTGTGAGAATTTAATTAACAAAATGCGGATTTTATGGATATTAGGCGCAAAGATATTAGGCTCTTCCGAGCACTTGATAGCATTTTTGAGCTAGGGCGATATGGGCTATGCCTGACGACTCTAACCCATGTGTCCTCAGATAGGACAGTTTCAGTAGCAACACTAGTAGACCTCGTAATTAAAAAGATGGAGCTGCACGCAGGACGCAAAGCAGACGAGGTCTTGAAGGATTTAACAATAAAAAGAGTCAAATCACTAGCCGACAAAATACTAGCCTATGAGACCAAAGGCTTCAAGGAATATGTGTATTTTGTGTATTTAGGGTGTGGCGAGTTTAGGGTCGATAAGGTCATACACAGTGAGATTTTTTTCTAATTAACAAAAAAGTGTTGACAATGTTGTACAACATGGTAAAATGGATTTGTAAACATTAATAAAAGGAGTTTTACAGTGATCGAAAAGAAAAAATGTACAGGATTGACTTTCATCGGTAACGAAATATGCGAGGATGGCACAACGCGACTAGGTTTGTTCATCTATGTATGCAAAAAGGATAGGAGCTCATGGGCTATTGACATACACAAATTCGACGAGTCAAAAAAGGACGAAAGAGGTGTAAGAGTTAATTTGCTACGTGCACCTTTTCAGTATATACGCTACGACGAGAACGACACCTACGCATCAATCTGGGATAAGATCCGTAAATTCTACGAGTGCAGAGAAACTATCAAAAATATTCACTTCAACAAAGGCAGGGCTTCTAATGAACGTGCGCTGAGTTGGCTGAAAATGAATTAACGGTCTACGATTTTTGTATCGCTGTAATGCAAATCAAACGTGCGTGAGTCTTGCGAGTGAAACGCATTAACTGTGAACAGTAGCGCTGCGCAGCACGTGATTAAATGTAGGATGTTTTTGAGATTCATTTTTGTACACTCTTTCTAATAAATAAGATGGTATCATAACCTCCTACAGTTTGCGCTAGCGTTTATCTGATAATAAAGGAGACAAAAGCTATGGCATATACTAATGTAATAGACGTGCGTGATATACGCATCGAGTTTTTAGAAGGCACCTACGAGTTTTTATTAGATGTACTATATGAAGTTGAAGGCGTAGTTTTTAAACAGTTTGTCAAGCTGGGGGATGAGTGCCAGGTCAACAGGGATGGTCTTCCGGCAGAGCTCCTCCCCCTTTGTGACATACTTGACGCGGAGTTTCACGATCAGATCATGGATCAAGTTGTCGCATGGGATAAAGCCTTTGAGATCTGCACGATTCTACAAGCGTAAATTTATATGTTATAGTAAGCAAAACTAGGATAAATATTTATGAAATTAACCGAATTAAAACAGTTACCCAATAATCCGCGGACGATTAAAGACGAGTCGTTTGCAAAACTCTGTGCGTCGATTAGCACAAATCCTGAGTATTTTAAGGCTAGGCCTATTATCGTTTCAGATAGAACTGGGGAGAACATAATCCTCGCAGGCAACCAGCGCTATGCAGCAGCTAAACACCTGAAGCTCCTTGACGTTCCAGTTTATGTACTAAAAGGTCTAACTGAGAAACAAGAACGCGAAATAATCATACGTGATAACGTCTCAAACGGCGACTGGGATTTTGACGCACTGCGCGCGGACTGGTGCCGCGTGGAGCTGGCCGAATGGGATCTGGAAATACCAGAATTTGAGATTATCCCGACAGATCCCGACGACCTACAGGACTCAGAGGCAGAAGAGGCCAATACTATTGAGACGAATATTGTTATAGGTGATTTGATTGAGATAGGAAAACACAGGCTCGTTTGCGGCGATAGCACAGACATTACAGTACACGATAAACTGGGCAGCAATGACGCAGATTTTGTTTTCACTGACCCGATGTACCAGGACTCATGCGAGCCCATAATTTCAATCCTAAACGCGATTGACGTTAACTATTTTTTAATCATGGCAACTTTTAAACAATGCGTAGACTTTATAAACAAAAGTGGGATGCGCTTTAGGTTTGATCTAGTTTTAAATCAGCTAACGCCTAGCAGCTCAATGAATAAAAAAGTACCATATTATTTGCATAAAAATCTGATCTATTTGACGAAAACGGATGACACTATTTTCAACTGTGATAACGCAAAAGGCGTTTTCTCTGAAACAGGCGCCGGGTATTACCCTTCAGTTATAGAGGGCGCTAAAAACACAAGTGAGGAGCACGGGCTGGCTAAAAACAGCACAGCAATCTATAAGGTCATAAGCGGGTTTAAGTTTAAAATCGTACTTGATATGTTCATAGGCTCTGGCACAACAATGGTTGCAGCGCATCAACTCGGGCGCATTTGTTATGGCATCGAGCTGTCACCCCGGTATTGCCAGGTCATAGTCAACAGAATGAAAAAATTAGATGAAACGTTGGAGGTGAAGGTTAATGGCCAAATTGTCTAAAGCCGCTGTAGCAAAAGCTAAAATAGCGAGCAAAAAAGCGCCAAAGCTTAAGCGTGATTTTGACTCACTCTATGTGCGCGATGCCGAAAAAAATTTGCTGGACTGGCGTCAAAAAGGCGTGCTGGTTAACGGTAAAACTCAGGAGCTATCAGAGCGCCAGGAGAAACTGTGGACGAATATCAAAAACGCATACCGCGCAGGCTGTACGTCTGTTGAAGTCGCTGCGCGCATAGGGGTGTCGATTGATACGCTTAAGCGCGGCGTCAAAAAGCGCTTTAATATTACACTATCAGAGTATCGCGCAGAGTACATGGCGATTGGCGACGGTGATATCAGAGTGAAACAGTATGAAGGCGCTGTGCTTAGAAACAACGTCCAACTTCTAATGTTCCTAGGTAAAAATCGCCTAGATCAATCAGATAAAACCGAGAGCAGAAACCTTAACGTTGACATTAAACCACCAATGTCTCTATCAGATGCCCAGCGGGAGCGCGTTTATGCGGACCTTGACCGAATGTTAGACGCACAATCTTGCACAAAAGATGTTGACGACGTGTAATTTTATATGCTATAGTGGCTTTTATAACAGAGAAGTATAAAAAATGTCTTTAACCTATGTAGGAAATCAATTCCCGTTCTATATCCCGTCAATCTACAAAAAAGACGAAAAGGGAAAATTAATAATCAAGCCTAACATGGATGAATGCCCCTGGGTTTTCCAGACGATGGTACTTGACGCGTACAGGCTATTAGATGGTGAAAACGCACACGTACTAGACAACAAACTATACGTTGAGGCGAGCTACAAAAAGGTTAAACGCCCTGCAAATATGATGGCCGAATTTAGAGACAGCGAAGGCGTCGTACGAGGATGGATAGAGGCAGATAATCAGCGAAAACACATTAATTTTTTAACAGCATTTGAGAGAAAATCAGAATGGGAAGACGGCAATTTCATATTAGTTGGATTGCCGCCCTACCCTGAAAGAGACTTTGCAAAACCAACGCTAGTGAATTATGACGATTTGCAAAAAGTCTCGGTGCGATTAAACTTTGTGAATTTAAATGCATATCTAGTAGCACACAATATGACAGGTATTTTGTTTAAAAGCGGCTGCGGTAAAAAATACGCAAAAATACTGCGGGCAGATTATGAATAACTCAGATATTGGTTTTCTAGTACTAGAGCGCAACCCGGGTGAGTCAATCATCATCGGCAATAATAAAGTTATCACAGTCATGAATGTTAGGCAGGGGTTCGTGACTTTTAGCGTAGAGACTAAACGCATAATCCCAAGGAGCGCAAATGATAGGGAAAAAATTACAGCGAGTACGAAACTCAGAATCGATGACGCTACAAACGCTGAGTGAGGAGTCAGGTATACCGGTTAAGGTTTTACGCGAATATGAAAGCGGAGATGACACCCCAAACTCCTTAGAGCTTATAATCCTTGCAGATGTTTTTAAGGTTCGCGTTGCATATTTTCTACGTAACGTCGACGCAGATATTGTTTTTGGTGAGTGTAAACAAGGAGAATTAAATGTTTGAATTTGCAATTTGGGATGATTCCGACAAAGGATAACCTATGATAAAATTTGACCCTAATTTGATAAAAATCTGGACGCCGGGGGTGCTGCGCGGGGGGCCTAGGGACCTATCATTTTTAGAATGTTACCTCTCGAACATTAAATATTTAGAAGCACAAAATGTCGAAGACGAGGCCATTATTTCATTCAGGCAGATACATTGTTACTATATCTTACCGAGAGAAGGTTACCCGAGGGGTCATGAAGATGCGCACGGGTCTCGTATTAGAATCCAGCATTGCGAACTTCCCGACGCGTATAGGTGTGGGCAAAATGCACTATACGAAACGTTTTCAGTAAAAGTACCAGAAGACACAAAAGCGTACACTCACTCAGTGACAAACTTTATAGAAACGTTCGGAGATTTATGGCGGCTTGATGGATAGCTCTAACTCAATTACAAAAGGATAACCTATGATAAAATTTGACCCTAATTTGATAAAAATCTGGACGCCTGAAGAGTCATTTTTGATGCACCATATGCAGTGCATGCGTATCCTTGACGAATGGATGGGCTTCACTAAAGGTGACACAGAGGCGTACGAGAGGGAGCTTGAAACTGTCGGCTGCAGTGCCGATGCGATGTTCGACTTGCACCGTGACTTCATTATAAATATGGGTCAACTGAATAAAAATGGCTGCGCAGCCATTAAAGTTGCCTTAAAGGATGTAGGCCCGTGGTATACAGATGAGGAGGATCCCCCGGAGGGGTTCAAGTATTTTACTGTTAAAATTCCGGAGGACATGCACGCGTACACGTCGAAAGTTGCCGGTATCTACGAGACCCTAACATCTATATCTGGCCTAGGCCTTTATTTTTACGCGTATGAGCACCCTGAGGCGCCAGAATTGGGTGTGGCCCGTCTCGCACAGCTGAAATTCTGGACGCCGGAGGAATCTTTTTGTAGGCAATACCTGGAAAATATTACGGCTTTGGGTGCTTGTGTTACTGCTTTGGCGGAGGCGTGGGCGGATGCTTGGGTTTTAGAAGGACGTGACCTGTTTTGCGGTGATACACCTTGCAAAAGTATATATGCTCTCATTGATGAGTTTTCCGCAATTCACAGTCAGTACATTTTGCGAGTAGAAGCCTCTGAGCTCTGCGGGCACACAATATCAATAGACGTAAAAGAGGGCAAAACACGGCACTTCATAGTGCGTGCAGTACCAAGTGACCTGCAGGAATACATGTCGAAAATATTTGCACTGAGAACAGATTTCATGGAAACTTTAACTCGGTACGCAGCCGATGAATAGACTTGATGCGCTAACATGGTTAATGCTGGCATTTCTCTTAGTAGGCGAGCTAGCAATATTTTTTCTAGTACGCGAAAATAGGCAAACTGTTTTATTCATAAAGCTATTTTTCGGCTTTATGATTGTGTATAGCACGTATTTATTCATGGATCATTTTAACCTATAGCCTATGGATATTTTCGATCTATCAGATATCAGCCAGGCGCTTATTGTAAAAGAGCGTCTCCTGAGCGATTTTAAATTTTATTGCAAGTACATGTATAAGGCAGTCTACGGGCGGGATTTTATTTGGAGTGATGACATACACGGTGTTATCGCCTATGAGCTGATGTGCGTTTTCAGAGGAAGAACAACCAGGCTCATGATTGAAGCGCCCCCTCAAACGGGGAAAAGTTTGATGTGTGTGCCGTTGTTTGTATCCTTTTGCTACGCGCACAACCCTATGGGTGCATTCATCAACCTTTCACGCTCAGACGACTTGATTAAAAAGAATTCACGCCAAACAAAAAACATCATTGAGTCTGTGGTGTACCGGCACCTGTTTGGGTATAGCATGATCTCAGGCGCGGACACTGTAAAAGAGTGGCAGCTTGCAGAGGGCGGGGAGTACAACACTGCTTCAGCTGGTGGTCAAGTCGCGGGTAAACCCGCGGGACGTTTAACTCGAGAGCCGGGGTTCCACGGCTGCGTTATTGCCGATGATTTAGTCAAACCTGATTTAGCAATGTACTATAAGTCTGAGCGGGACTTAGCCTTTAACGCCCTCGTCGGCGTACAAAGTCGCATGGCAACTGATCAAACAGCAATCATTTTGATCATGCAACGTACAGACCAAGACGACCCAATCGGACGAGTCAAAAAAGGTTTAGTGCCAGGCGACTGGCGCTGCGTTACGATTGACGCTGAGGATAAAAACGGCGAATCAATTTGGCCGCACAAATGGTCCACGCCCTACCTTAAAAGCTTGCACCAGATAAACCCACGTTTTTATAATGCACAGTTTCGTCAAAGGCCGATGAATTTTGACGATGCGATATTCAAGGAGACGAGCTGGCAGTTCTACGATATCCTTCCCCCTCTAGAGTACATCTACATTTTTTGCGATACTGCGCAGAAAAAAGGCGAAGACAACGATTACTCGATGTTTGCTGCTTGGGGCTACTCAGACCGTAAAATCTATCTAGTCGACATAGTGCACAAACGTTTAACAGCACCTGAGTTAAAACGTGCGCTTTGGGCATTTGTCGACAAGCATCACCTAACCCATGGCCGCGTAGGCGTCAGAATGGTGTTTGTTGAGGACGCAGTTAGTGGCACAGGGTTGATACAGTATATTAAAGAGGAAGGGGGTATACCGATCAAAGGTATCACGCGTTTAAAAGATAAAATCTCACGGGCGCATGGGGCTCACGGGTATATCGATTCTGGCTACGTTTTTTTACCAAAACGCGTGCAGTGGCTGCAAGATTTTATTGACGAGCACACGGCATTCCCGAATGGACCACACGACGATCAGGTTGACACTACATGTGATGCCATTGATAATATGTTGATCATTCATCGAAGCAAATTTTTTGTCGGAGTAACATAGTCCATGTGGCCTTTTAAATCACAGCAGAAACAAGCCCTGCCATTCATGCAAACGAAATCCATCGCGGCACAATGCGGGCAGGCAATACTATCAAGCGGGGGCGAGGCTGTTGGTGCAGGACAAGCTTTGTACTACTATGAAACAGTGGGCCCAGTTGCTGACGCGATTAATAGAATTGCAGATGAGGTGTGCAGTGTTAGGCCCATTCTGAAAAATACACGAACAGGCGAAATCATAAAAGATCATAAACTTTTAGCCCTGCTTAAAAACCCAAACCCTATCCAGCGCTACCAGGCCTTTATCAAAAGTTTCGTAGTGTACTATCTGGCCACGGGTAATAATTTTTTAGTCGCAACAGGTCAAATTGACAGGCCGCCGTTAGAGCTGACAAATTTGACGCCAAGAAGTGTATCCGTAACAGCAGAGTCAAAAGACGGCCTCGCTTATCAGTATACAGTAAGCGGGGCTGCAACTTATACTAGAACGCCCATTGACTATCGTTTCGTTACACTAAACCCTGAAGCCGAGATGTTCCATTCGCGCGATTTAAACACAGGGCAAGGCCTAACAGGTGGGCAGCCATTACTAGGCGCATCAAGGTTGCGCCCGCATGTTGGCGACATAAAACAAAATAGTGCAGTTGCTACACATAATATTTCATTGCTCGATCGCTCAGGCGTCCCCTCTGTGATTATATCAGTTGATAGGTCAAGCCTGTCAGATGAAGAATTCACGACTCTGTGGTCACAGTTGCAGACATGGTATGCCGGTGCGCAGAATGCAGGGCGATTAATGCTCTCTACTTTAGATCAAAAAGTCGATGTTTTGAACGCTGAGAAAATCGACATGAATTTCGGCGAGCTCTTCAAACAGACAAAAGAAGAAATTTTTGGACTGTTCAAGATTCCGTTGCCCTTGATCTCGGCTGACACAATGACCCTCGCAAATTTTGAGGCAGCAAACATTGTGTTTTATATAAGCACCGTGTTGCCCTTATTAAAATACATTCTCGAGGAGCTCGGGAGCTTTTTATTGCCAAGGTACAAAGGCAGCGAAGACCTTGTATTAACCTACGACAAAAACGCGATGGAAGCCTTAGAGCCCCTCAGAATGGATCGTTTGAAAAAAATCACAGATATGGGAGTAATTACAATCGACGAGATTAGGAGCGAATTAGCCTTTGACGAAGTTGCGGGCGGTGACGATATTTACAAACCAATGAATGAAATCCCTGTCGCCTCGACGAGCGGCGTTAAGCCTGAGCGCCCTACGCAACCTATGCCCGCCTTAAACAGTAGCGCCGCAAAATTGATCGACATTTTACGCCAACAAAAAACAGTAACAGGCGAGCGTAGGTTTTCCGACGCTGAAATCATCGAAATTGCGGGCGAGGAATTGTAGGCGTGCAAAACCCGACGGAGCTTAGCCCAGAGGAACAGCAACAGGTGCTGTCTGATGACCTATCAAAAAAACTAAGGCTCGAAGTTCTGTTAGCCGCAGTCATGCTGAGGCTTTACAAGCGCATATCCTACGCGGGCATGGTGCGGTACCGGATAGACGGCGGCACAGTAGACGCGTCGCAGTTTCGCAGCGAAGTTGAAGGCGCGCTTGAGAGGCATTACAGAAAGACATTTGAAGTTTTTAAAAATCCTTTCCCTATCCCTGTTGACGAAGTGCTTGCCTTGAGCGGCGTACCTAAAGCCGTTTTTGATCATCAAGTCGCTGAACAGAAGACGACTTTTTTAGATACACAACCGGGAAGCGTTGCGACGGATATCATTACTACTGCGCAGGCTCGATGGGATAATGACATTGCCCAACTTGAGGTAACGCTTGCGCGCGAACACGTCGCAAAAGCTGCGCGCGATAAATTCAATGCCGATTCTGAAGGCGCAGCAGACAGAGTTGGGCTTACTGAAACACAAAATGGCGCGGAAAGTGGTAGATTTTTCGTTGCAGGCGCCGCGCTTGCAGGCTTACTTTCAGCACAAAAAACTTGGATGACAATTACTGATGGCAGGCAACGCTTAGCACACGATATCGCAAACGGCCAAACAGTTCCTATCTACCAGGCGTTTCGCGTTATGGGCGAGAGACTGAGATATCCACGCGATGTTGTCCTTGGCGCGACTGCGTCTAATGTTATTAACTGCAGGTGCAGTGTTGCGTATGGGTTTTCCGCGACAGCGCCACTTAGTGCCGCTATTGCAGCGGGTATGTTTGATGATGACGGTGAGGGTGTTGCAACCTGAGTTAAGGCATGTCAAAATATGCGCTGATTAAACTATTTTCAGGATGAAGCGCCATGGCAAAAAAAATCGGCAGTACTATTGGCCAAGTTTTCGAATATATCACATTAACTATCGCTGCAAATCAGGTGAATACCGTCCCTGCAGTTGTTGACCTCGCTGGCACTACGGTTGTGGGCCTTGTGTCTGAAGGCGGCCCACCTGCTACGACGACTGTCAATGTCGCGTTTTTCACGGCACTTGATGCAGGCATCACCCCGGCATATGTGTTCAGCGATGCTGCAGGGGTCCCCTATCAGCTCAGCATTGGCTTTTCAGCTGCAGCTAAAGTTTGGCGTTGGCTAGATCCAGACATTTTCAGGTCTGTGCAACACCTGCAGTTAAAACTTGCATCACCCGTAACTGTAGATACAAAAATTACATTAATTGTAAAAAGTGTAGCCTAGCATGGATTATAAATCGTTAAAAATTGATTTCACGTGCAAGGCAATAGATGGCCAGCCTACAACTTTTGAAGGCGAGGCCTCTACCTTCGGTAACACTGATTTAACCGGAGATATCATCAAAAAAGGCGCGTTCACTGAAACATTGAAAACGAGAATGCCAAAACTTTTATGGCAGCACAAACACTCAGAATTAATTGGGGGGTTTGATGAGGTTCGCGAAACAGCGACAGGCCTTTTTGTAAAAGGTCGGTTAACGCGTGGCGTGCAAAGAGCCGACGAAGCTGCAAGGCTTATGCACGACGGCTACTTAAACGCGATGTCAATTGGGTTTGAAGTCGTCGACATGGATATTGGAAAAGATACCACGACAATTAACAAAGTGAAACTCCACGAAATTAGCCTTGTAACATTTCCAGCTAATGAGCGCGCATTGATTCAAAGCGTAAAAGCCTTAGCGCCATTCAGCGCGTTTAAGGCAGCACCTGTGTCAATTGATTGGGTTGAGAGTGATGCAAATGTGCGTCTGCGTAAATTTACAGACTCAACAAATAAACCAAACAACCCTGCGTATGCCGATGCTTTTTTATGGCGCGACACTTCAAAGCCCGAAAGTTTTGATTCATATAAATTTCAGTTTGTAGATGTTGTTGATGGTGAATTGCGGGTAATGAAACGTGCGTTAGACTCTATACTAGACGAGT